CTTCTATCTTCAATATTTAAAGGAGTTGGACCTGTAATATCTAAGACTCTAGGTTTACAAGAAAAAGTATCAACATAAGTTGTAGTATTTACAGAAGTCAAACCATCTATTACGGCTTCACTTATTGAAGACAATGATGCAGTTCCTTTTCCTTTTGGGCAATAAACATTACATTGTATGACTCCAGCATAATAATCCGAAGATGTACCTTGATTTTGCAATGTAGACTGCCCAAAATCTATTGTCATAATTACATATTTTTTTGTTTTACCTGGATCTGTATAATGAACATTATCATAAACCATTACAA